TTCAAAATCGAAACGATCTTACCGATGCAATACCGTTTGCGAATGGCGGCAGTGTTTCACGGTTCACGGGCCTTGGCTCTATGGGGTATATGCTATGAATCCATTATTTTCTGTTGGGTATTTACCGGGGGAGAAGGAGCTTCGGACGAGTGGTCAGCAGGTTTTAGATTTCGTGAGTGCGGTTGATCCTGCGCAGGGGATTATGCGTGGCATGGCTGCGAGTGGTCGTGCTTTTGATCCTGAGTTATCTGTTGAGGAGAGGAAGGCTGCGGGTATTGAGGCGGCATTAGAGACGTTAGCGCCTGTTGGCATGGGGGTTATTGGAGCGTTAGCCAAGCAGCCAGCGAAGGCTGTATTGATGGATATGTTAACGTTGACGGGTGCGCCTAGTGATGTATCTACAAGAACAGCCCCTGATAAAGTAATTAATAATTTTACTACGGCAAGAGGGTCTACATATACACAGTACGATGATGCTACAACAGTACGAGATCGTGCTAGTAGCGGTGATAAAGAAAGCACAGGTATACAGCCACGTAGCGGCAAAACTATATTTATGTCTAAAGAAGATATAGATAAATGGGGTCCACTGTTTCAACAGGGCGATGCTGGACTATATAAACTTTTACCTAACAGTGATGGTACAGCAAACTTAGTTTTTACTAAGGATTATGGCCCTAAAAAAGCAGGGTCTGCGGCTACACCTCCCGTGCCTTTTTCCATAGCCCCTAAAGTAGGTATGATACCTGTAGAGATTATGGACTCTAAAAATACAAAACGTAGAAACATACATTTTGGCAGTAAAATAACTGAAGTTTCTGAATTGACGGGTGCGCCTAGTGATGCGGTTCCTGTTCCTCCCAAGACTTCGGACGGTCCAACTCGGCGTCAGGTTTTAGCTGGCATAGGTAGTTTAGCCATTGCTCCGGAGGCGATTTTACAGGCTGGTAAGAAGGTTGGTGTAAAGGCTGCGCTCACGCCTTTGGCTTCTCGGTTAGCTGGTCTTAAAGCTATCAGCAAAGGGATGATGCCTGATTTAATGCGACAGGACGATCTTATAGACATTGAGTATCAAGTTCAGTCTGGAGAGTATCCATATATGGATACTGACGGTATTTTTGAAGACCCCTACAAGGAGGCAGGCATTCCACCACCCAAACCTAATGAGATGGGAAATCTGGAGGCTAGGATTAAAGAAGCTCGTGATAAGTATTTTGACGAGAGCCAACGCCTGTTTAGCGAAGTATCGGATGCGAGTCTTTCGGAGATAGCGGATTTAGACATTGATAGTTTATTGATAATTCATCGACAGCCTCCTTCAGCCTCGGGTCGAGTATCACAGGAGAAGTTAGACGCTATCAGGGACATAGTGATATCTAAGGCGGAGCAGATGCCGGATAGGTTTAAAATGGGTGAGGTTGATGGCAAGAAGTATATTGTACGAGATATGGAAGATTATTTAGATGAAGATTATGCGGATTCTGAAATACCGTTTGCGGACGGTGGCAGTGTTGCTTCTAGGCTCACGGGCCTTGGTTCAATGGGGTATATGTTATGAGCAGTCCTTTTAGACGAGCGATGTTTGGTAGTGAGAGTAGTGGTGACTACGGCGAGACCGGATCGGACTCTGGTCATTATGGCGGTTATCAGTTTGGTGACGCTAGGTTGAGTGAGTTTGCAGATTTCTTGGGCCGTCCAGTTAGTAGGGAAGAGTTTATTTCGAGTCCTAGGTTGCAAGAGCAGGCGATGGATTGGCATGAATCAGACATCTTGGATTATATTGAGAAAAAAGATTTGGGAAAGTATCTTGGGTCCACGATCAAAGGAACTAAGATAACTGAAGGCTCGTTGCTGGCTATGGCTCATTTGGGTGGCAGAGCGGGAATGGCGACTTATCTTCGTAGTGACGGAGAGATAGATAAGCAGGATAAGTACAAGACAAAGATGAGTGATTACGCTCGTAAGTTTTCTCCGTTTTCGATTACAGATGATGTTAGCTCTGAGGCGAATTTAGACCTTGCAGCATCTGAGTTGAGGGAAGAAGCGGCGGCTATCAGGGAGGCGGACGCGGATTTATACAATGCTGTGAACCAAGGTTCGGGCATCGCGAGCGGAGCGGCTAGTGGCGTTGATCCTCAGATGCAGGCGATGGCTGCGGCTGTCATGGAGGCTAAGAAGGGTGATCCGAAGGCCAAGGGTTTTCGGGCGATGCAGATGGGGTTAGGTATGTTGGACAAGGACATACAACCTATGCTTGAGCAGCTAAGTTCCTTGCAGGTTCCCCAACGACCTCCTAGTGCTATGGACAGGTTTACGGGCGGCATTGGTAGTTTAAAAGACAGTATCGGAAATATGTTTAGGATGGGAAATTGATATGCCAGTAACATACGGTAATGACGGATCAGTAACTCAAAGCACTCCTTCGGAGTATGCAGCAAGTCAGCGGTCCAAGGAGCGTGAGCGTGAGAGCCGTTACGAGCAGCAGCGCAGTAACTTCTTCAGTGGCATTTTTGGAGGTGGCAGAGGTGGGCAAGGGTCTCAACCGGGAGGTCCGGATGTAGGGCCACCTCGTGGAATGACTCGCCCCCAGATGCGCCCCGCTACTTTAAAGCCGACTACAATAGCGGCTCCTACCGACGATGACTTTAAGAATTTAGATTATAGTAATGTTCCTTATTATAGTGGTCCTAATTTTAAACCTCCCACTCCGGCTAAAGAGCGTGGGTTTAATAACTTTAAAGAGACCTATAAAAATCTACCTTCATCAATGGCAACAGACTTTCGTTTGGGACTTGGTTCTTTAAGTGGACCTGAAGGTTTTACTGATGCCTTAGAGAGTTTGGGTTTTGGAACGCTTAGAAATGAAGACGGGGGGATTTCTGATGAGGCTGCGTTGGCCTATGCAAATTTTCAACAAGCTTCACGAGACAGTCAAAAGCGTCAAGAAACGGAATCAATGGGCGATGGTGATGACAACAACTTCTACGGTAACTACGATCCGTGTCCCGAGGGTTATCGGACTGATCCGGTAACGGGGATGTGCGTTCCTGTAATGGGTATGTCGTATGAGACGGCTCCTGCGGCTCCTGCTCAGTATCAGGGTAATTTTGTAGACAGTCCATTTCCTGATCTTGCAAGTAGTGGTCCGGCAAGTACGCCGTTTGCTGCACCTATGAATTATACTCAGGCCATGAACTACACACCTCCTACCATAGCGCCGTCAAGCATGGCGGCTCAAGGCATGGGCATTGCTGGCATTCCGATGACTCCCATTTTAGGTTAGTCATGCAGTGTTGGCATTGTAGTACCGAGTTAATTTGGGGCGGAGACCATGACATAGAGGACGATGAGGACTATGTTATGGAGACGAACTTGTCGTGTCCTAGATGTAGAACGTTGGTAATGGTTTATTATCCCGCAGAGGAACAAGATGACCCTTCAGAGCTTTGACGCGCTTCCCGAGGAGGCGTTGAAAGAAATACTGGCTTTAACTGAGGCCAAGAAGCGGCTTGATTTGCAAGAGCAGGCGCAGAACAAGTTCATGCCGTTTGCGCATCATGTGTATGAGAACTTCATTGAGGGGCGTCATCATAGGGTGATTGCGGAAAAGCTGGAGGCTGTGGCTCGTGGCGAGTTGAAGCGGTTGATTATTAACATGCCTCCTCGTCATTCAAAGTCCGAGTTTGCGAGTTACCTGATGCCTGCATGGTTTTTGGGTAGGAACCCTAAACTAAAGATAATTCAGGCTACCCATAATACAGAACTAGCTGTACGTTTTGGTAGGAAGGTTCGAGATTTAATTGACGATCCTGCGTATCGGGAGATTTTTCCGGAGACGAACTTGAAGGAAGACAACAAGGGCGCGGGAAAATGGGGCACTGACAAGGGCGGCGAGTACTTTGCGGCGGGTGTTGGTGCTGCGGTCACGGGTCGTGGTGCGGATTTGTTTGTGATTGACGATCCACACTCGGAGCAGGACGCTATGAGCGACACTGCGTTTGATCATGCGTATGAGTGGTACACTTCTGGTCCTCGTCAGCGTCTACAACCGGGGGGTGCAATCATAATTGTTATGACCCGCTGGGGTAAGAAGGACCTTACGGGTCGATTACTGGCCCGACAGGGCGGTGACATCATGGCAGACAAGTGGGAAGTGGTAGAATTTCCTGCAATCATGCCTAGCGGCAACCCTTTGTGGCCTGAGTTCTGGGATAAAGACGCATTACTGGGAATTAAAGCGTCTTTGCCTGTCTCAAAGTGGTCTGCGCAGTGGCAACAGAGGCCCACGGCCTCGGAATCTGCGATTATCAAGCGCGATTGGTGGCAACCGTGGGAGCAGGACAAGATTCCGCCCTTAAAGTACGTCATGCAGTCGTATGATACGGCGTTTTCGAAGAAGGAAAGCGCGGATTACAGTGCGATTACGACTTGGGGCGTGTTTAACCCGCTAGAGGGCGGTCCTGACCACATAATTTTGATGGATGCGCAGCGTGGTAGGTGGAGTTTCCCTGAATTAAAGGAAATTGCCTATGATGAGCACGAATACTGGGAACCAGACATGGTTATCATAGAAGCCAAGGCCACTGGACAACCTTTGATAGACGAATTACGTCTCAAGGGCATTCCTGCCTTGGGTTTTTCTCCGGGCAGGGGCAAAGATAAGGTCACTAGGATGCACTTGGTAGCTCCGTTGTTTGAGGCGGGGGTGGTTTGGTATCCGATGGACAAGAAGTTTCCTGAAGAGGTCATCGAAGAGGTTGTATCTTTTCCGTATGGTGACAATGACGATTATTGTGATAGTATGACCCTAGCTTTAATGCGTTTTCGGCAGGGTGGTTTCATCTATCTGGACGGCGAAGATGACCAAGAGGATGAGTGGAAACCTCGTAAACGGGAGTATTACTGATGGTGATGTCACCAGACATAGAAGTACCGATTAATGTGCCTATGGAGTTTCCTAACGGGGCCGAGGTTATTGATGACGGCATGGGCGGGGCGATAGTCCAGTCTATGGAAGAGATGCCTATGGATATACCTGATGACATCCCGTTTGATGCAAACTTGGCAGAATACTTGGATGACGGCGTTCTTGGCGAGATATCCTCTGATCTTCGTGGGTTATACGAGGAAGACTTAGAGTCGAGGTCCGATTGGGAGCAGACGTACACCAAGGGTTTGGATTTACTTGGGTTAAAAACAGAGGAGCGCACAACTCCGTTTGAGGGTGCGTCCGGTATTGTGCATCCCATGATTAGCGAGAGTGTCACACAGTTTCAGGCGCAGGCATACAAGGAGCTTCTGCCAGCGGGTGGCCCTGTTAGAACCCGTCTTATGGGTTTGCAGGACCAAGAACGTGAGGATCAGGCTAACCGTGTAGAGCACTTTATGAACTACCAGATTACGGAGATCATGGAAGAGTACGATCCGGACATGGATCAGATGCTGTTTTATCTCCCTTTGTCTGGCTCTACGTTTAAGAAGGTTTACTTTGACCCCACTAAACAACGCGCAGTTGCACAGTTTATCCCAGCACAAGACTTAGTTGTGCCGTACTCTGCGTCTGACTTGGCTACAAGCAATCGGGTTACCCATGTTTTGCGTATGGACATCAACGATGTACGCAAGATGCAGGTTGGCGGCATGTATCGTGACGTTGATCTGAAGGAGGGTGGCGAGGTTGAGGCTGACTCTGTTCGTCAGAAGGTTAACGAGCTAGAGGGCTTATCAAAGAATTACTCAGACGATGTTTTGACGGTGCTAGAGATGCATGCGGACATGGACATTGATGGTTTCGAGGACATAAACCCTGAGACTGGGGAACCATCGGGCATAAAACTGCCATACATCATTACGATTGATGACAACTCGGGACAGGTCCTGTCTATTCGGCGCAACTATGACGGCGCTGACCCAGTTCGTCGTAAGCGGCAATACTTTGTTCACTACAAGTTTATGCCCGGATTAGGGTTTTATGGCTTTGGTTTAGTGCATATGATTGGCGGCTTAGGTCGCGCATCAACTAGCATTTTGCGACAGTTGATTGACGCTGGTACACTAGCCAATCTTCCGGCTGGATTTAAGGCTCGTGGTGTTCGCGTTCGTAACTCTGATGAGCCACTGCAACCGGGAGAGTGGCGGGACATTGATGTTCCGGGCGGTGCAATTAGGGACTCGATAATTCCTCTGCCATACAAGGAGCCTTCGGCTACCTTGGCACAGATGCTTGGAGGGTTGGTTGCAGATGGCAGACGTTTTATATCTGTAGCAGACCAACAGGTTCCAGACATGAACCAAGAGACGCCAGTCGGCACGACTGTTGCGTTATTGGAACGTGGATCAAAGGTTATGTCCGCGATTCACAAACGTTTGCACTACGCGCAGAAAACCGAGTTCCGGCTTTTGGCGCGTATCTTCGCTGAAAACCTACCTCCTGTTTACCCATATGAGGTTTCTGGGGCACCCCAGCAGGTCAAGGCGCAAGACTTCGACGGCAGGGTTGACGTCCTCCCAGTCAGTGACCCTAACATTTTTTCGATGGCGCAGCGCGTTACATTGGCCCAACAACAACTCCAGTTGGCTCAGTCAAACCCGCAAATGCATAACCTCCATGCGGCCTATCGTAGAATGTATCAGGCGTTGGAGGTGCAAAACATTAACGAGATTCTTCCTCCCCCTCCACAACCGCAGCCAAAGGACCCTGCGATGGAGAACTCGGATATAATCTCTGGACAGCCAGCTAAGGCGTTCCCTCCTCAAGACCACGATGCTCACATACAGGCTCACTTGAGTTTGTTGAATTTGCCAATACTTCAAAACACTCCCCCTGTTCTGGCAGGACTGTTTACTCATGTGTTGGAGCATGTCTCACTCAAGGCCCGTGAAGCGGTTATGGAGCAGATACAGTCTATTGTTGCGGGACCACAGCAACAGATGCAGCAACTGCAACAGATGGCTCAGGCGGGAGCTATATCGCCTCAACAAGCCCAGCAACAGATGCAGCAACTGCAGCCACAACAGTTTTCCCCTGAGCAGGTAGAGGCTCAGGTTGCGATAGTGGAAGCCGAGTTGATGGCGGATATCATGCCTCGTTTGGCAGCGGGTCAGAAGAGTGGTGGGGAAGACCCACTGGTTCAAATCCGCATGCAGGAACTTCAGATCAAGCAGATGGAAGCGGAGCACAAAGCTGCGATGGATCAGGCTAAGATTGAAATAGAGGGTGCCAAGCTGGAGCAACGTGCGGTAACGGATGCGGCTCGTTTGGACTTGCAGGAAGAGATTGCCGACAACCGCAACGAAGTAAACCAAGATCGCATTGAGATGCAACGTGAATCTATGATGCGGAAGGGCTTAGGATAATTGTGCGCCCATGATAGACCCTGTAACGGCATTTGCAGCCGCTAACGCGGCCTTTAAGGGCGTTAAAATGTTGGTTGGCGCTGGTCGTGAGATACAGGATGTCAGCAAGCAACTTGGCGCGTGGTACGGTGCGGTTGCTGATATTTCCAAGGCGGAATCCCAGCGCAAGAAACCTACGTGGTTAGATAAGCAGACTCACGGGACCGATAACATAGAGCAGCAAGCTATGGATATCGTGATCCGAAAGAAGACTTTGCTTGAAAAAGAAAAAGAAATTAAATTTATGCTGGACTACAGGTTTGGCTTGGGAACCTATGACGAGATGCTGGGTATGCGCCGTAAGATACGCGCTGATAGAGAAGCAACAATTTATGCTGCTATGGAATCTAAAAGGCAGTTGGCTAACAACGCGGCTATTGGCGGTTTGAGTTTGGGCATAGTCGGCGTGTTGGGTGGTGGGATTTATTTAATAGTATTGGCTACGCAATGATACACGCTCTTATATTGTCTGTGGCACTTGCTGGTGTGGCGAACCCAACTCATGTTAAATGTCATCTTTGGAAAAGGTTTACGGACGTAAATGGTCAAAAGATATGTGTGTATAGATTCAGTGCGGGTTTTGGTGGGCTGGGATATCATTACCCTACGCTTAGTTTTTCAGAGTGTCCGAAAGTATTTAGTTGTGTCTATGAGAAGAAAGATAAACGCCCTAGTTTATCGGAAATATTAGATGGCCTGAAAGGAGGGTTCTAATGTCTATGACTTTTAAGACGATATTGGAATATCGGTTGATGCCGAGACTTATGATGTTTGTAATGACCGTGATGTATATACGGGTTCTGGAGTGGGGGATGACTTTAGAGGATTTGTCCACACAGCAGTCCGCGATGATATCAATTTGTTCTGGGTCCATGACGGGCGCGTTTGCGGTATGGCTAGGATCAGAGAAATGATGGCGCTGTTAGGAAGTTTACTGGGCTTTGGGAGTTCTTTTCTCCCCGAGGTTCTCAGTTATTTTAAAGCTAATCAAGTGCAGAAGCATCGTATGGAGATGATGCAACTTGAGACGCAGTTGGCGCAAAAACGTTCTGAGATGAAGCTGGTTGAGCTTGATAAGCAGGCGGACATTGCAGAAACAAAAGGGTTGTATGAGCATGACCGATCTATTGACGCTGGAGGCTTTATCAACGCTCTTCGGGGCAGTGTTCGTCCTGTTATTACTTATGCCTTCTTCGGATTGTTTGTAGCAACCAAGGTGGTCATCATGGTCAAGGTGGGACAATCTGGGGGTGATTGGACGGAAGCGGTAGAGCTTATGTGGGACCCCGAAACTGCCGGACTCATGAGCGCAGTTTTAGCTTTCTGGTTCGGAAATCGGGCCATATCCAAGTACGCAGCTAAATGACCGAGAAGGTAGTTCCTTTTCCAAAGCTATCTGAGGCTGACCAACAGTGGCTTGACTTAAAGAAACAACAGGAACTTATTCGGCAACAAGCTAAACACATAGAAAGTAAAGGATGAATCATGGGATACAAGTTAGGAAAACGAAGCCTGTCAAGGCTCGAAGGAGTCAACGACGATCTGGTAACTGTCGTGAAGTACGCTATCGGCGTTACGAAGCAGGACTTCAGTGTGATCTGCGGCCTGCGAACGATAGAGGAGCAGAAGGC